CTGGCCGCATATCCCGGCTACTTCAACACCACCAAACAGATGCGCAACCTTCTGGGAAAGGCGCACCGTGACCGCAATGTCAACTTCCGCATATCCCAGATAGGAGAGTTCCGCTTCCAGGACTACAACCCTGTCCAAGACCGAACCTTCGCCAAGAAGCCCGATGTCCTCACCTCGTCCCAGGTGCGGCAGTTCCTCCAGATGGATCCCATCTTCATAACCCCAGACTGGGAAGACCGCAACACCGTGCGCCTCTACTACGACTTCTGCGTATTCATGCTACAGTCCTTCCTCGCCCCATGTGATGTCATAAAGCTCAAACGCTCCGACATAACCCCGGAACGCACCATATCGGCCCGCCGCAAGAAAACCCACCGTGCCGTGGAAATCCCCGTCTCCCCGGCGATGGAACAGATAATCCTCCGCTACAGTGCGTTCTCCAAGGACGGGTACATCTTCCCGATCCTGGATGACACCAGAGAGAAGGAGTACCGCACACGCGACTACACCTTCAAGAAATTCCGTCAGCGGCTCAACATCTGGCTGAAGGACTTGGGAAAGGAACTGGGAACGCCCTTCAACCTCTATGCCTATGTCTTTCGGCACACCGCCATCACAATGGCCCTCGACAACGGACTGCCCATCTCCTATGTCGCTGTCGTAGCCGGAACCAACATCGACATGATACAGAAACACTACTACAACGGAAACGACATCCACAACTCCCAGAAACTCCAGATGATGTTCATAAAGGCCGGTTCCTGACACACAAAAAGCAAACCCCGCCGTGGAGGACGGGGCTTGCGGACAGAAAGGAAAGAAATTCGTTCAGCTCTGGGCTTCACAGCCGAAAGGGAACCACATCAAAAACGCGAACAGGCATAAGTACGAACAAGAAGTACATGCTTATATCTGCCAGGGATTCTTGTAGGGATCGTAGTCCCTGGCGTATGTTGCGATGGCATACTCGGTCTCAGGACGGTTCGTATCGTCCACACGGCGCGGTATGTTCGGGTTTATCTTCAGTTTGGATGCGTCACGGAGCCACATGATAGAGGTCTCGTAGTCGGTGATGCGGGCGGCACTGACATTGTTCGGGGAAATGAGCTTGTGAAGCTCGTAAACCGCCAGACGGAGCATGTGCTTCTTGATGTTGGCGTTTCTCGGATCGTCAGCCTTTATGTTGAAGGACATGCTAACCGCATCGGCGTTCACATTCATCAGAGGGTAGAACACCTCTCCGTTATAGACCACATACTCGTGGCTGGAGAACTCGTAGGTGTAATCCGGAGTGTAGTCCCCGATAAGGCCCCAATTGGCCGAATCATGAGGATTCTTCGTGAGGTCTATGTCATCGAGCGTAAGAAGCGCATAGAACTTGCCGTTGTGCTTCTTTACAGACCACTGGGCGTACTGCACATTGGCTTCCCACGCGCCCACATTTTCCAGCTTGCCCCATCCGTTTATGCCCGGAACCCTAATGTCACCGTAGTTCCATCCGTTATAGGAAAGGCACAGATAATAAAGGTTGCCGTACTTCACGATGTCTCCCGGCACATAGTCAAGGAGCTGGGAATAGACCTTGACCTCATCCTCGTTGGGAAGGTCGGTGTAAAGCTGCCAGTACGGGGAACCCATAGGAGCCTTATAGCCGCCTATCGGACGGATGGCCTCGCAAATCTTTCCGTTGAAGATGAAATGCGCTCCAGCCGGGTAGGTTATCTGGGGGTTGTGCGCCCTGAGGTTCTTCCCCACGGCAAGGCAAGCCTCGATCTGGTAGTTGTCGGTGAGGTATTCGATGATGCTTTCCTCGGCGGCTTCCTCGGCCTGGGAAAGCCTTTCCTCGTTGCCACGGATGAGCTGCGCGAGGGCTTCTTCCGTGACGATTCCGATGTAGTCGTTGTTGGTCAGAAATCTGTTGTACATTGCCTTTAGTATTCAAAGCCACCGTAAATGGGGGCGGCGGTTGTTTCAATGGAAGATGTCCGCATCTGGAACTTGCTCCAGGCATCAGGGAGGAAAAGCACGAGGAAGTAGTCGAAACAGTCCGAAAGGTGTCCGTACTTCTCGTATTTCACCCCACTCTTGGGATCCGTGGCCTTCGCCTTGCTCTTGGTTCCGTCACTCTCCTTCTTCTGGTAAATCAGGTCTTCGGCAAATCTGCGGCATCTCATGTCTATCTGTATCTCCCATCCGTCAAAGCCATCGAAAAGGGCGTTCACGAACTCCAGACGGGTGACATGCGGCGGCTGCTTGGACAGAACCTTCTTCTGCGCATGGAGGTTCGGGTTGCTCATGTTGCCGAGAATGATAGTGTAGTTGTTGACTCCATCCTCGGTCTGTGTGGAACGCGCCAAACCAGCTGGATCTCCAGTTATTAATAGTCCTCCGGTGTGTTTTTCGTTTAAGTATTTGTCCGCTATCTTCTTTGAGAGGGCCGGAGTGTTGTTCTCCTTGGCCTCCTGTTCGCCGAGGATTTCCTCCAGTACATAGACCTTCTTGTTCTCGTAGTCGATTTGGAAGGACAGCGTGCTCATGCGGGGTATGACATTGAAGTCCCAGCTCGATATGATTGGTTTGAGAGGGTTGTAAACCTTCTCCTTCAGACCGTCAACCAAATGCTTGTCACCCTTGAAAGCCCAGTATGCTGCGGCATGGTTTGTGTCAACATAATCCCAGTTTCCGTAAAGTAATCTGGCTTTTACAGCGGGATCGGAAATCTTGTTAAGTGCTGATACATAAGTAGTTACGAACTCATGGCAGGGATTGTCAAAGACTGAAAATGGTAAATATGCTTCTCCCTGGCGGCAAACTGCCGGATTACCATCCTTGTCCATTACGAATCTATCACGCACCCAGGTCATACAAGGGTTGGTGGTCATCAGCATACGAGCCGTTTTGAAAGTTTCAGCGGTTTTCCAACGCAAACGGGAAAATAAAACTTCAATGGCACGCTCACTTATTTCCGAGACCTCATCAACAAAACTAATCGTAAATTCCTGACTTCCGAAGCGTTGAAAGTCTGGATCTGAAGGTAGGTCTGCCATTTCCAATAAAATAATACTGGAGTCATTCCAAAAAGTCAGGATGCCTTCCAGATTATTAATCTTATAATGAATGTTCTCTTTCAACCCCCATTGCTTGCATACCATTTTAATAGTGTTGAAAGTGGAACCTTTCAAACTTTTGAGAGTTTTACGAGCAACCACAGCTCTAATGTCTGGGAACCGTATGCAACTACTTACTAACCAGCAACTGCCGAGATAGGATTTTCCTCCACCAGCTGCTCCACCTCCAAGAATCAGCTGTGGTAAATCTCTGCTTCCACATTTATCACACTGAGGAATGTATTTCTGGTTGCCCTGTTCATCTCTTCCGTCTGGCACTTGAATGATATGCCCCCCACAATGCGGACAATAGTCGGGCTGCAAGAGTTTCCATAACTCATATTGTCGAGGCGATGGGGCAAAGTTAATTTCCAGATGTCCTGGAGGTTTTAATCCTGGCATGTTGTTGTATCGTTATGTGTTCAGTTTTATATCTACGAAAATAGAAGTGTTTGGCCTTTCTCCATTGCTCATCCAGGCAAATTGAAATATGGCTTCCATATTTGACACCAATGGCTTTAGCTGCTGCCATGATGTTTGGGTAAGAAGCTACATAATTTCCACTTAAATCATATTGATGAACTTCTACGGATAAGTGTACTGGAGGCAATGGCAAACAATCTAAATGTTCATTAGACACACTGCTCTCATCTCGTTGTCACAGATGAGTGCAGTGTGCAGATAGATGTTAATATCGTTCTAATACAGCTATGCGTCAAGGCCCTTACAAGGAACTTTTTATTCTACTATGCCATACAAATGCGAAAAACTCCGTATTGCTGGCACTCAGTACGATCTCAGAAGGAAACTTTCCGATGACCAAATTCGGGCTGTTTCAATTTTAAGTGCCCAAGGTTACAGTCAGCGCGAGATTGCCAGAATGTTCGGATGCGCCAAAGGAACCATCCAGAATATCCTTCATCCCCAGCCCAGGAGACCTCAGCTTCCAAGAGATACTGAATACTGGACTGAAGCAAAGCGTAAGTATAGAAACAGAAAACAAACATTATTCAAATCCGGCGTGCTCTCCAAGAAGAGACGCGCCACAAAAACAAAAGCTTAATAAATCATGAAGACAAAATTTAGTGTGGACTATTGTGTCCATAAGCATTATCGGCTGGAAATTGAGGCCGATGATTTGGAACAAGCCGGTGAGCTTGCCGAAGAAGCGTGGTGCAATTTCGATGAACATCCCTGGGAAGAAAGCGGTGAAGATACGATAGGGGTTGAAATGACACCTCACGATTACTTCGTTTATCAGGCATGGACTGAAGATACATTGGTTGCTTCGGGCCTCACCTATGAAGAAGCGGTTGCGGCTCAGGCAGAACATGACCGGCTGATTGAAGAGGGATATTGTGGGGATGGCTCGTCAGTAATAGGACAGCTCTCTAACCCGGAGGATAAATGGGTTGCACAAAGACTTGGTTTAATCAAAGAATAAGGAGGATACAATATGAAAAAGTTTGAAGTTACACTTTACTACCACACTAATTGCACCGTCACGGTGGAAGCAGAAGACGAAGATGAGGCATTGGAGAATGCCTACGCAGAAGTCTGCAAAGAAGAATATACCCGACAAATTCTGGATGGCCTTCAGGAAGATGACTCTCCAGATGTAACGGAAGTGGAGGAATAAGTTATGGGGTGTGGAAATTCATATAAATTTGGCACGGTCTCTACTAATGGTCAGTTTATCGATTATTTTGAAGAACGGTTGTCCAAAGGAGACGCTGTGGTTTTCAGAGACAATTCCTTTAGAAACTCACACGATTTTTGTCGAGCTAAAATTGCTGATTTACAAGCTGGAACCAAGCCCGGTAGTGTTGACTATGCAGTTTTAACGGAGGTGGAGTATCCCTTCCCAGACGCAAAACCCGTCAAAAGGAAGGAATGCGACCTTCTTATCAAAATTCAAAATAATTTAACACTTTAAGAATTGGGCTATGGCAAAATATAAGGTAACACTTTACTACACCACTCATGTTGAAGTAGAGGTGGAAGCTTCCAGTAAAGATGAAGCTGAAGAGTTGGGATGGGAAGAGGCTGGAAAGTCCAAGTATGATTGCCCCATAGCGGGTAATTGTGAGCATGATTTCGCAGATGTTGAATTGCTTAGTGGGGAGGATGAAGACGATGAAGAACAGGAGTAGAGACAACAAGCGAAATGCAGTAGAGGATTATCTGAAGACCACCTTATCCTCGTCCGGTCTCAAACGCGGCACGGACTACACTCTCAGTGAAGGTCAGGTGTTCTTCAAGGTAATTCCTGAAAGCGTCAAGAAAAACAAACTCACCCAGGCCCTCTCACAACTGTTTCCTCAGTTCTATTTTTCGTGGGATTCTGCCCGGATGCTAACATGGTTTTAATTATGGCTATCACATTTACACACTACACGACAGCCCAGCTCAGAGCGTGGGTTAAGCGTGAACTTAAAGCAGAGATGGGTGATGGGGAAATGATATTTACGGTCAACATCTATGACTGCACCAGGTTCGGTGAAAAAAGGCTCTGTGGTAATTACGGCTCCATGAAGGAGGCGTGCGAAGAAAATGAACATGTCTTTTGGCTTACCCGAAGTCCTCAGGGCGTTTATATGGTTGATTATGTGCTGGAGTACAATTGGGGGAAAGATAACGACAACAACCATATCGCCATGGTAGGAGACAGTAAGCGAGACTGTTACATCAAGTATTTACAAAGTATCTTAAAATGAACTGAATATGGAAACTCAAAACGACACCTTTTCTCTGGAACTCTTAAAGCGTTCCATCATGGCCGGGGCCGCGATAGGTCTGGCCGGTTTTGCCTACCTTGCCGTTGGCGGGGTAATAGGCAGCATTCTCTTCAGTTTCGGCCTTCTGACGGTCTATCTGTACGGTCTGTTCCTTTTCACGGGACTGGCTGGGAGAATTCCAGTAAATCTGAGCGATCTGTCAGGTCTCTTGTCCGTTCTGATGGGAAATATCTTCGGGGCCATTCTTGTAGCTTTGCTGGCGAGGTTATCCCCCTTGCCCCTTCAGGAAGCAGCTACCAATGTATTCTTGGCCCATATATCTCTGGGCTGGTGGCAAGCGGGCCTGTTGGCCGTTGCTTGCGGATTTGCGGTAGAGGAAGCGGTATTTGCGGCGAAGAACGGCAGCATACTCCCAACTTTCCTGGGAGTGTCTGTATTCGTCTTATGCGGTTTTCCCCACTGTATCGCCGATGCGTTCTATTATGCCCTCACCCCTATTGATGTATTGCGGGAACATGGGCCTCAGATGATGGGCGTGTATGCGATGATTGTGCTGGGAAATTTCGTTGGATGTAATATAAGGAG